GGAACCGGCGAACGCTCCGCCTGCGAATAGGCTGATAGGGTTCGCCGTCGCATCACTCGACGAACCAAAAACAAATGCGATGGTGTCCGTGGATGCTAGTGAGAATTGTATGGTGTGCTGCTTCGGACGGATCTGATGCCTAATCCCAATCACCTGACACGGTTGTGTGATTCGCGTGCCAATCTTTTGTGGTTGGAACTCGACGGTTACGATGTCGGCCAACTCGACGGCGAGGAGTCGCGTCTGGTCCGCAGTGCCGAGCGCGGCTAGCTCGACGCTAATCGTGTTGAATCGGAGATCCGGGTCCCCGTACTTCTTTACGAAGTACGCGGCAAGGGCAGACGCATCCGTTGTACCCTGCGCCCCCGTCGGGAGTAGGAGCCCGTTTAGTTCGAGGCTCTGTACGCCGTACTCGGTTTGACTCGTCGCGTTTGACGCGAGTTGTGTTTCTAGTCCGATCGGTGTGATGCCTACGCGATTGAATAGGAGTTCCGTGCCGTAAGAAACTTCGATGTCCGTATACGGAACGGCCGTGCCAGCATCCGACAGGATGACGCTACCCGCAGCGCCCGCCGCCGTGTTCCGATCCCTAAATACGACTTGATTCGATTTTGACATGAAGAGAAGGCCCGGTTCGGACGCGGCGACGAGCTGCAAGTATTCGAGCACTTCGCGTCCATCCTCGACCACGTCGGCCTGGAGTGTCTGCGCGCCCGTGTCAAGATCACGCAACCCCGCCGGCCACGCAACCTCCGTCCGATCCAACACTGCGCCGATACGCTGCCCCGTTGTCTGCGCCGTCGCCGTATGCGCCGACAATTGTTGACCACCAAATAGGATGAATCCGTCGACGCAAGCGGCCGACGCGGTCGCGTTCCCTTCGACCTCATAGTCGAGTGTCCAATCCTCGACGACGCCGGTGAACTGGACAGCCGTAGACGCGCCAATGATCGTAGAGATCTTCACGGCCTTGCGAGGCTTGACGTTCGGATAATACGGCGACGAAGAGTAGAACGGATCGAATGCGCGCGTTTGATTCGTGAAAGATAATCCGGCGCTGCCCGTTGTGAAGCGATCCAACTCGCGCGACAATCCTCGAGTGATCGTGACACTCGTCGTCTCGTCTGTCACGTCATAGAATGCGGTGCCACTGCCGCCGAGCTGGACGAGAACTTCGGGAGCCGGCACGATGCTAGCCCTTTCGGAGCGTCGTCACGCGATTGAAGTCCGTCTTAGCTGATCCCGTCGCAGTCTGGCCCGCCACATTCTGCGTCACACTCAGGAGAGGCGCAGAGAAGGCTTGGCCGTTGCGCTTCTCGAATCGCTTGATGCTCTCCACGATTACCCGGCCGAGATCATCAGGATCAGTACCCAGGCCAGCATTCACGACGAGGTTATACACAACTGTCGATCCACCACCACCACCGATGGCGTCTCGTAGGATCTTCATTGCACTAGACGACTCGAGCGGAATGACAGCCTCCCGACCAGCCTCACCCGCCACGAACGTCGGCTGCTTCAGAATGCCACCACGCGCCAAACCGAACGCTGAACGCTGCGGCTTCGGGTTGCCAGCGTCCCAATTCTTCATGATCTCTTTGATCTCTGCAGCCTCGGCCGGCGTGATCTTATCGCCGCCCGCACTACCTGCACGCTTACGGAAATCCTGAGCAGCCTTCAATCGTGCAGCACGCGCCGTCGTATACTTTGCCAGCGCCTCGTTATAGCGTCGCGTGTTCTCCTCTTTCTGAACGTTCGACACGCCAGGCGCTTCCGGAGCGATCGGACTGCCAGCGCCTGCCACTTTCTGGATATCCGTGACAAGGTCAAGGACGCTCTGCAATTCGCGAGTGAACGCGCCAGAGAATGCGATACCCAACTCGCTACCAAAGTCCGAACCGATCAGCGCCTTCAACTGGGTAGAGAAACTCTCAGCCGAGATCAATCCGCGATTGAACTGCTCGATGAGATTGTCGATAGTCTTCTTGTCAGAATCCTCAGCGTCCTGCAGTGCGCGATCCCGCAGCGTAATGCCGCGATCTAGGAGAAGCTGGTCTAGATCTAGCTGGGCCTCTGTCTTATCCTCGGCCAATGCGAGCGCGTCACGCGCAGCCTTCTCAGCGATCGTGAATCGCTGATCTTCGATACGGCGCTGTTCTGCCGTGATCTCGGCAGCATTACTACCGTCGACTAGCCGCAACAATGCGGAACGCTTTTGCGACATGAACGCGACGAGGCTAGAACCGAACGACTGGAGTTGCTTCCGAGCGTCCTGAATGGCAGCCTGGACGGTCGCCGTAATAATGTTCGACTTATTGACCTTACCCTTACGACTTAGCGCAGCGTCTACAACTTTCTGCAAAGGACGACTAAGCGAATCACGCGCATCTCTGAACCCATTGACAATGCCATCGATTAGCGCCTGCGCGACCTGTTTCATCGCGGCGCCGGCGCCCTCCAACATGCCGGCGGTAATCTCCTGCAAGATCGTCGTGCCAGTAATACGAAAGAATATTTCGGCAGCACTTGTAAACGACTCGGCAAAACTACTAGCCGTGCTCTTTAGTTTCGAGCGGCCCTCGGACGAGAACAATCCGATGAACGCTTCCACGGCACCGCGGCCCATACGATTACCGAGAGCTCGAGCATCCTTCTCAAGGCCGCTAAAGAACGTGTCGAATTGTTGACGACCGCTCGGGATCAGAACGACTCGCGCCGGCAACTCTGTTCGGCCCTGCGTATCCCACCACGCGTACAGACTACGAATGCCCTGCCACGCGATATTTCCAATTGAGCCGACGACTAGACGGATCTTCGCGTCAAGGGTCGGCTGCTCGCGGAACGTATTGACGAACGCGGCAACCTTACCGGCGACCGACGCTAGCGCGACAACGAGGGGACCGCCGATGTTCTCGCGGAGATTCTCGACGGCCTCGTTGAAGCGTTGGAACGAACCAGTAGCACTAGCCCCGAACGATTCTGCCTGTCCTTGGACGCGGCCCTGGACAATGGCTAGGGCTTCTTCCTTTGTCGTAGTCTCGTCGACGACGATACCGAATTGCTTGAACAGGCGCGTATTGCCATTCATCGCCCTGGCGACCTGCATCGCATTCTTCTCAAGATCCGCGAAACCCGTATTTGCTGACAGGTCGAGGGCGAGATTCAATCCCTCCATCGCCTTCGTCGAGTCACCCGTCAGACGAAGGATCGAAGTGAACGCGCGCGACGCAGCCTCATCGTCGACGCCTAGCGTCGTCGCCAACTGTGTGAACTGATCTTGCAGGCGTTGAACATCATCACTCTTGCCGAGCGTTTCTAACTGGCCACGGAGGGCCTGCGTAGACTTCTCCGCAGCGGCAGCTGCTTTCACGCTCTTATAGAGTTCGGCCGTAACGCCAACGCCAATCGCTACGGCAGCGATCTTTCCGAACTTTGCGAGATTACTACCAGCACCACGCAGGCCGCGCGTAAGGCCAGACGTATCACTTACGATCGGGACAACGATAGGCATACGAGTATTCTACCTGCCCTGCCTAGAGGCCCGTAGCGCGACTACTAGCCCGCGACAATCGGCCACCAGAATACCGCTGCCGGAGTTGAGCATTCACCGTACGCGTCATACTCTCTCGTGCCATTAGGATCGTCTTCTCGATCTGCGGCTCGTACTTCTCAACCGTCGGCCAGATGAATCGCGACGGCTTGCCATGCTTCGCAATCATGTTGCGAGTGAATTGCGAATTGCTAACCTTGCCGCCCATGTCGAGCGCGTCAACGGCGGCACTACTCGACCGGATACGGATCAGCAGCGTCCGTTGTCCCGTGTCGCGGCGCCGCTTACTCTGCACGCTGACGTTCGTCTTACGCCGCACCTCACTAGCCTTATACGCTGGCAAGCGTGCAGCACCAGAACGCTCGACACTGCCAGGAGCGCCCGTCTGCTTAGGCGCACTCCAACGCGACAACGCGACCTCGGGAAACGCGGAACGAATCGCATTCACAATGGGACGAGCACCCGTCTTGAATTCTTTGCGCGCCTCCTTTGCAAGCTCAGGCGAGATGCCTTGCAATACCTGCATCACTTCGCCTAGTCCCTTTACGCTGTACGGCTGCGCCATGTTATTGCCTCTGCGAGTGAACGCTTCGCCATCTGATATATCCGAGCATTGTCCACAGCATACGCTCAGACTGGACGACTAGAACACTCGGAGCGATGCCCGTCTCAACGGCAAGGCTAGCGATCAGCCAGTGACTACTGGATTCTCCGAGGGCTCTAAAGGGGCCGCTTCGGTACCTTCGATATCTTCGAGGGTAGCGACCCAATCCATGAACTCCATCGTCGTCTTGCCGGTGCGGTGCTGAGCGTGCCAGGCGAGCCAGACAAAATCACGAGCGAAGATGTTATCGCCGCCGAGTTCCGTCGAGGGCCGCTGGTACTTCTCTTCCCACGCGATGACGTCGACGAGTTCGGCCGTAACCGTCTCGGCGACGCCACCCTTCGGCTTGATCTTGAACTGGACTTCCATCTCTCATTCCCTCCAACTAGCACCCTACTGGGTGCGATGAGTTATGCGACAGCCTTCGTTACCGTTCCGGAAACGGGAAATGTGACGCTGACTGTGGCGAGCTCGCCAACGGCCCCATTTACAGGGGTCCACTCGGTAACCAACGGTGTCATGGTATACGAGGGGTTGGCCGTTCCGACGGCGGTGCCGTTCGGCTTGATGACGAGCGAAGTCGTGGACCCGATTAGAGGATATACGAGTCCTTCGATTGCGCTAAAATCCTGGTGAAGATCAAGCGTCACCGAGTTGTCCTGCAATCCGCCGACACGAGTGACAGCACCACCACTGCCGAACGAAGTCGTCTCGACCTCGTTGACCGAAATGCTGAGCGTCACCGAAGCAACGTACGCACTGATATCGGTACCCCCGAGGGTAATATTACTGTTTGTCATTACGAGCTTAGCCACGTTATCTATACCCCCTTCGAGGTGTCGTCTGGTTCCTGTTTCATTCTAGCCGACGAATCGGGCACTACTGCGAGAATCAATCGACCCGATCCGACGAGACTTGCCAGCGCCGCCGGCGATCCAATCTCCGACGCGTCAACGATCTCGCCGCCGACCTTGCCGTACACGATGAATCCGTCTGCGACTCGGTACTTCTTAGCCATCCTAATCTCCTTTAGGCGTAAACGATTACGCGGAACTCGACCATCAGGTACGTCGTGTCATTGCCGTCCATCGTCTGAATGCTAG